TCCGTTTCACTTCTCCATCCTAATGCGCCAGTACTTTCTGGGCTTCAGCGAGCACGTTATGAACAACCGCATAATCAACGGCATCGCGGTCGGCATCAGCCCCACGAGTGACGAGTGGACTGTTTTGGGAAACAAGCACACTAAGCGGTTTTGTGTCGCTGGTGATGTGGGCAATTTCGATTGCAGCCTTGAGCCCAACGCTATGCGACGCATCAAAGACATCATCCACGAGTTCTACAATGATTACGGCACGCCGGATTATGAGATTAGGGAGGTTCTCTTTGATGAGCTGATTTACAGTAGGCACGCTTTTGGAAACGCGGTCTACGAGTGGATTGGCTGCAATCCGAGCGGCAATGTTCTGACCGTAATCTTGAACTCAATCATGACTCTGATCATGACTCACAGCGCAGCCCTCGAGATTTGTGATGTGAAACCACAGTTGCGCATAACAGATGTTGAAGTGGACACGTATGGTGATGATGTGCTAATATCGTCAGATCGAGAAGAGTTCAGTTTCTTGAACTTCAAAAGGGTGTTCCACAAGTGGGATATCAAGTTCACGGATGAGAACAAGGGAGATGATTTTGTAGAAATTTGGACCACCATCCATGAAGTCACGTTCCTAAAGCGCCGGTTTTTGCGGTTGCCCCAGTACTCGTCCACGCGCTTTGTAGCGGCTTTGTCCATGGACACCATCCTCAATTGCGTTCAGTGGATGAACAAGACCGATCACACGCACGAGGATTATCTTAACCGTGTCCATACCATGCTTGTCGAGCTCGCGGCTCACGGGTCTGATGTGTACTACCACTGGCAGCGCAAGATCCAGAAAGCGGCTGAGGGCACGTGGTTGGAAAGCCCTTTAGAGATTCGCAAGTGGGAGGAGCGTTTTGAGCTCTTTTTGAGCTCTGACGCTTCCTACTGAGAGAAGCACCGTCCGAGGAAGCAGCTATGACGTTAAACTAGGCTGCGCTCGGGTGAGTTGTGATGGCCAACTTGCTCGAGTGCTG